GCGGACATTCCGCGGTCTACTTTCGACCGTTCCCATGGCTACAAAACAACCTTCGACGCTGGTTACTTGATTCCATTCCTCGTCGATGAGGCTCTGCCCGGCGACACTTTCAATGTGAGAACGACGGCCTTTGCTCGTCTGTCCACGCCGATCTTCCCGATCATGGATAACATGTTCATGGATACCTTTTATTTCGCCGTCCCTATTCGGCTTGTCTGGGACAACTGGCAAAAATTTAACGGCGAACAAAAAAATCCGGGTGACAACACGGACTTTGTAATCCCCCAGCTAACCAACTCATTAACTGGATATGATCCGAATTCCCTTGAGGACTATTTCGGGCTGCCTGTCGGTGTCACTGGTCTTTCCGTCTCGGCCCTTTGGCATCGTGCCTATAACTTGATCTGGAACGAATGGTTCAGGGATCAAAACCTGCAAAATGCTGTCGATGTTCCAACCGATGACGGGCCAGACCTCCATTCCGAAGGCACTTACAACCTTCTCCGACGTGGTAAACGTCACGACTATTTCACCTCTGCACTGCCTTGGCCGCAAAAAGGGCCAGCTGTAGAAATCCCGCTAGGCGCTACGGCGCCGGTAATCGGACTCGGCACCAACGCTGCAAACGTCGCGGCATCAGTTGACTACTGGGACGCTGCCGGCAACAAAATCGCCATTGGCGAACGCGGTTGGTCACAAGCCCAAGCCATCTTTATCAAGGATGCTGTTAATGGCGCTGGAAGTGCTGGATCTGGTGGACACCAACCCGGCGTCTTTGCCGATCTCTCAGCGGCTACAGCTGCAACAATCAATTCTCTCCGGCAAGCTTTCCAAGTTCAGAAAATCTTCGAGCGCGATGCTCGAGGCGGCACCCGCTACACTGAACTGATTAAAGCTCACTTTGGCGTGACCTCTCCCGACGCCAGGCTGCAAAGGCCTGAATACCTCGGCGGCGGTTCAACAATGGTCAATATCGCGCCAATTCCTCAAACTTCACCAACCGGCACCTATGCGACAACTCCGCAAGGAAACCTCGCTGCTATCGGTACTGTGTCGATGCATAACAATGGCTTCACTTCTTCATTCACTGAACATTGCCTGATTCTCGGCCTTGTCAGCGTTCGTGCTGACCTGACGTATTCTCAAGGCATCAATCGAATGTGGAGCCGGAAAACCCGCTTCGACTTCTACTGGCCTGCGCTCTCCTCTATCGGTGAGCAATCAATCCTTCAGAAGGAAATCTTCGCGGATGGCATTCCTGCCAATGACGACAAAGTCTTTGGCTATCAAGAGCGATACGCGGAATATCGCTACAAGCCTTCGCAAATCACTGGCGAATTCCGCTCAAGCTTCGCCCAGTCCTTGGACTCTTGGCACCTCTCGCAGGACTTCGCCAATGCACCTGTTCTGGATGAAACTTTCATTGAGGAAAACCCGCCCGTAGACCGTGTAATCGCGGTCAATACTGAGCCGCATTTCCTCTTCGACAGCTATATCCAGATGCGGTGCACCCGGCCTATGCCTGTGTTCGGTGTGCCCGGCTTAATCGACCACTTCTAAGGAGAAAATCATGGGACTTCAGGTCGCTGAAGCGGGCGTAGGCCCGGCTGTAAGCGGCATTGCAAGTACCCTCTCTGCCGGGGCCCCTTTGGGGGCCCTCATTGGGGGGGCTGCATCGCTGCTGGGGGGGTTCATGTCCAACAAATCCTCGGCAAAATCTGCCCGAGAACAAATGGCGTTTCAAGAACGCATGTCGAACACTGCCCATCAACGCGAGGTCGCTGACCTTCGCGCAGCTGGGCTCAATCCAATCCTATCGGCTACCGGCGGATCGGGGGCATCCACCCCGTCCGGCGCTCAGTACAAAGCCGAAAATATCGCCGAAGGTGCTGCATCATCCGCACGACAGGGCGGTCTACTCGTCCAAGAAATGCGAAACATGCAAGCAACTGAGGACAAAATCAGAGCGGACACCCGCCTGTCTAACTCCGCTGCATTGAACAATTCAGTGGACTACAACACCAAACAAGCCCAGACCGGGCTTGTACAAAACCAGCGAGACCATGAGCTGAAAAAAATGGGATTGACCAAATCCCAAATTGAGAAAGTTAACGCCGAAGAAGCAAATCTTCGAGCGATGCTTCCTCATTATCAAAACATGGCCACCTCGAGCGGTGTAACGGCCCGTACGGACATCCGCGCAGAGAATGCTGGCCTCCCCCTTCTGCAACGCTATATCGACGCAGGAAGGGGTGCTACAAGCGCGCTATCAAATCTCAACCCTCTTAAGGGTCTCTTCGGCGGCCGTGACGCCGGAGAACCTCCATCACCCTCGGGGAAAAATCCCGTAACTAAACGTAGATAAAGGACGCAATCATGAAACCGAGCGAAAACCAAACGACAAACCAAATGACGAATACTCCCCGCGATGGTTCTAATCGCGTCCGAGTTCAACTCACCTTCCCCGAAAACTCACGCTGGACTAAGCAATCGTTCAAAGACGAATGCGACATCAACGTCCTAATGGGCCGGTACCTTCAGACCGGCCAAATTCCTAACATCAACGAGCGCGCTCCCCAATATCTCGATGTCACTGGCATCGACTACCAAGAAGCCATGCAACTCGTTGCTGGCGCTCAAACACTCTTCAACGAGCTGCCCTCCGCTGTTCGAACTCGCTTCGACAATGACCCGGCCCAATTCCTCGCCTTCACCTCTGACGGTGATAACTATGAGGAGATGGCCGAAATGGGGCTACTCCGTGAAGATCGACAGACCATCCCAACTTCCGTGTTGAAAAACCAAACCCAACCGGACGCAAAAATCAGCACAAGTGAGGAGGCGAATAGCCGAACGAACGACTAAAACGAGACCGGGGGGACGCCCCCCCGGTCGTCAGGGCACCACTAACCTAACCTCATCAATCCTTCTCAATAATCGGTGCCCAACTCTGCAACCCACTTGCAAAAAAAAGGCGGAACAGTTATTTACTTGATGTAACTGTTCCGACTGACACCAAATTCCAATTTCCGGTGTCAAAACTCACAAACCCCCCCCTCAACCCAACCTGAAAGGACTCAAAAACGACCCTCCCAACGATCTTTTTTGTACTAATCCTCTTGTACTATCCCCCTGAAAGGTCAAACCATGAAACGCCACAAAATGAGCAACAAATCCAGCAAACGGTTGTTCTCTTCCACTGCCTCTCGGACTCATGTAAAGAACTTGTCCGGCTCCCCGATGAGAGGCGGCATTAGGTTATGAAATGCCGTGCTTCCGTCCTCTCCATGGGCACAAATCCGCTGATCTGACGATCAATGGAAAACGGCGGATTACCTTCGGTGCTGGTGGCTTCCGAGACCTCCCTGTTACTGTTCCCTGCGGTCAATGTATTGGCTGCAGATTGGAACGATCTCGGCAATGGGCACTTAGATGTGTCCATGAGATGCAGCTGCATCAAACCTCTTCTTTCATCACGCTTACCTATGATGATGAACACCTGCCCGAAGGCAATACCCTTGTAAAACGCGACTTTCAACTTTTCATGAAAAGGTTACGAAAACATGCGAATACCAAAATCCGATTCTTTCACTGCGGCGAATATGGCGAATCAACCCTTCGCCCTCACTACCACGCAATCCTCTTTGGATTCAACTTTGACGATCGAAGAAAGCACAGCGAGGGCGCTCGAGGCGCTCCGCTCTTCGTTTCGGATACCCTCACCAAACTCTGGGGCCTCGGACACTGCACAATCGGAGAAGCCAACTTCGAGACCGCTGCATACACTGCCCGATACATCCTCAAAAAAGTAACCGGAGAAAAGGCTGATGCGCACTACAAATCCTTTGACCCCAAAACAGGTGAAATCTTTCAACGCCTTCCGGAGTACGTCACCATGTCACGAAATCCGGGAATCGCGAGTGGATGGTTCGATCGCTTCAAGAGCGACGTATATCCCTCTGACTTTCTTGTCCTTCGTGGAAAAAGAATGCTCCCGCCTAAGTTCTATGATCGCGTCTACGCTGGCTTCGATCCTGAAGCTGTTAAGCGTCTCAAATGGGCACGGCAAGCCAAAGCCGCAAAAAACAAGGCACATAACACTCCTGAACGGTTACTCGTCCGTCAAGAAGTGAAAACCGCACAAATCCGCTCTCTTCAAAGGAAACTGTAATGATCAAAAAAATGTTCTCTGTGTTCGATATCAAAGCCGCTGTCTTTTCCTCTCCCTTCGTTTCCATTCGCAACGAAACGGCAATCCGCGACTTCAACAATGCATGCGCTGACCCGGATTCGATGCTCTCGAAAAATCCCGGTGACTATTCCCTCTACGAGCTCGGCGAGTTCGACGACACAACCGGATTCATCACTCCGGCCAATCCTATCAAAATGATTAGCACTGCCTTCTAAGGAGCAACATCATGTCTTTCGGCGTTCCAAATCAATCACATCGCTCTGTAATGTCTCACTCGTTTAGCCAGGTACCCCGAGCGGACATTCCGCGGTCTACTTTCGACCGTTCCCATGGCTACAAAACAACCTTCGACGCTGGTTACTTGATTCCATTCCTCGTCGATGAGGCTCTGCCCGGCGACACTTTCAATGTGAGAA